ACGGGGACATTCAGATGCAGTTTCCCGTGGTGATGGGAGCTTCGACAGGTCGTGTGTCGGCGGTATCGGCAACAGCCCCTACCGTGTCGGCGCAGTTGTCGGTGTTTTCCGTCAGAAAGACTGTCACTACGCTTCGTAACAAGTTTGCGAAGCCGTTTGCGGACGGTTACTTTGTTGGCTATGCGCATCCTACCGCGCTTCATAGTTTGATGAAGGATAATACGTGGAAAGACTGGAATCAGTATCAGAACTCGAAGGAAACCATGTACAAAGGCGAAGTGGGAATGGCGGTCAATGGCGTCCGGTTCGTTCAATCGGCTCTGTGTCCTACTTATCGCGTAGCCGCTCGTTCGGTAAACTTATCGTTTATTTTCGGTCAGCAGGCATACGGGTTTACGTCTCTTGATGGAAACGTCAAGATGATTGTGGCTCGTGGACCGGATAAGAATGATCCGTTTGACCAGTTCGTTGACGTGACGTACAAGATCTATGGTGTTGCGGTGGCGTTAAACGCTTCTGCGGGCCGTATCTTGGTCACGACTTCGATCATCTAAGGATATGCCTATGTCTCTCCCCATATCGCAAGCCGCTCCTAGGGCGAAACCCGATATGGTGGAGGGACAGGCTATTCGGTTGAATTTGGGAGGTCGCAATCGACCGATATCAGGATTCAAGTTGGTGGATTTGTATGAGGGTCCTGAAGTGGATATCCGGTCGGATTGTAGTGATTTGAGTATGTTTGAAGATGGTTCGGTATCGGAAATTTATGCTTCGCACATTCTCGAACATTGGTCTCATACCAAGACAGTGGATGTGTTGAAGGAATGGCGGCGGGTATTGAAGCAGAAAGGGAAGGCTTTTATTTCAGTCCCTGATTTTGAAGCGGCCATCCGCGTCTATAACAAAGTCGGATTTTGTGAGTATGTTCGTAATTTGTTGTATGGGGATCAGAATTATTCACTGGCGTTTCATTACACCTGTTTTACGTTCCCTATTTTGGCGGCTTGTCTAGTTAAAGGGGGCTTTGAAGATGTGAAGAGGATTCATCGAATGCCTTATGGGATAGCGGATTGTTCGACCAACTACGATACCGTGTTGAAACATCCCATTTCAATCAATGTCGAGGCTATCGCATGAAAATCAGTGTGATTGCGCCTGTCTTAAATGAAAACCCTTGGATTGGCTACAGCATCATGTCCTGTCTTGAAAACGTTCATGAATTTGTATATGCCTTAGATGAGAAATCAAATGATGGAACTCGTGAACTTCTGGATTTTATTCGACATCGGTATGCTTTTGAAAAGTTGAAAGTGCTAAACCATCCGACATTTCATCCTTCGGATACTAAAGCGTATAACGGAGCTTTTAACGACTGCATTAAAGCGGCGACGGGGGATGTGTGCTGGTTTCTGCATCCGGATATGGTAGTAACAAAATGGAATGCTATTTCTAGTGGCCCATTGGCATGGTTTACTCATTTGAGAAGTTTCGCAGGAGATATGGAAACGGAAATTATCAGAGGGCGTATGAGCCGATGGAAAAACATTCATTCCAAGAGTTTCGGTCTTCATTATGCGGGTGCGTATGGATCGGAAAATGAGGATTTCTATCATTCCATCATTACAGGGAATGTGTATAAGCATCACGGGCCTGATTTTGATAAGTATCCGTTTGAAGTCGCGGATTCAGGAATTCACGTAAATCATTATTGCGAGGTAAAAGAGTATAAACGGAGGCTTGAGAAGATGAAGCTTTGTCTTCGGACACAGCATCCCGCGTTTACAGATTCCCTGATTGACGAAATGGCGACTCATCATCCTCGCGTGACGCTTCAGCCTTCAGGGAGTCGTTTCGGGGTATTTGAATTTCAGAAGGCGGCTTCGACAATACCGGAAGTGTTTTCTAAATATAAGGATGAATTTTCATCCTTTCAAAAGGAGCTTGTTCACAATGGCTAATCCTTACTCTGTAACGATTCAGAACGTAGTGACTGATGGGACAAATATTTATGTCACATTGTCGGTCTTTGACGGGTTGCATACGTTACCGCCCATGACAGCCGATTTTCCAGCAGCAGCGACAGCGGCACAGATTCAATCGTATGCGCAGACCGTAGCGAACAATCAGCCTGCGTTATCGGCTTCCATAGCGGCGTTAGTCAATCTGACCCTTTCGGGTCAATAGGAGAATGATGATGAAAAAGATTGCAGGATTTATAGCTGTATTTTTGTGTTTGGTAGGTGTATCTCATGCGGCGAACCAACCAAAATCGTATGGAAATATAAATATCAATGGCATTACTGAATATACCCCGGCGAATCAGACTGTTTCATCTGTCACGACGATTAGTCCCACATCTTCGATTATTGTTATTGAATCGACTGGAAACAATGTGAATTTAGCGGGTTCCGGTGGTATTGGTCCATCAATTCCAGCGATTGCTACAGGAACAGCATTAAATGGTCAATATTTGATATTGATGTCTACGAACCCGTCATTTTCTTCTACTGTTACTATTTCAAGTGGGGCTACCACAGGTGTTCATTTGGGAGCGGCAACTCGACTCGTGGGTCAGAATTCAGTGTTGACGCTCATTTACAACAGCGTTCTCAGTATGTGGCAGGAAGTTAGTTATGGCTCAAACTAAACCACTGATTTCATTTGTTGTTCCTGTGTACCAGAAATCTCCTGAAGTTCTGGAGAAATGCCTGAAAAGTCTTCGGGATATGAGTTACAAACCTATCGAGATCATTGTGGTTTTTGATGGGAAACAGGACGATATGCGCCTATACGAAATTCCGTTGAAATATACAAAACCTGAGCTTTTCGTTGAGATTGAACATGGGGGAGCTCCCGTGGCACGTAATGCGGGATATCGATACGCAACAGGGACTTATGTATCGTTCTGGGATGCGGATTGTTATGCCAAGCCTGAAATGGCGAAACGGTGGATTCAGGAATTTGAAGAATCTAAAGCTGATTTTGTGTATTCGGGTTATGAGTTTCTGGATAAGGCGGGGACAGTAGCTTCTCATCCTTTTGATCCGTGGATGCTTACTTGTGGGAACTACATTGCGACGATGTTTCCAATGAAACGGGAGATTTTCCCCGGATTCGATGAATCCTTGGAAGGTGCGCAGGATTGGGATTTATGGTTGACGCTTGCTGAGAAGGGCTTTGTCGGTTCTTATATTGCTGGAGAAGGCTTTGTCACAGAACCACCATCCCCAGAATCGATATCGGGAAAGGCATGGAATAATGAGAACTACCGTCGGACGTTCGACACGATCAAGCACAAGCATCATATTCCCGACCGCGAGATTGTGATTTGTTCGGAAGAAGATTCGATCAAGGGTTCTCACATTGCGCGGCTCATGGGCAACGCAGATTTCCATACCCAGCTTGATCCAAGACGTGGGGATTATAAGTTGGCATTCTGTCTGGGAATCAGTTTTCAGAACATTCTCGCTTTTGAAGCTTTGAATTTCAAGACAGTTAAAGTGCTGTATTGGCGGTCCAAGGACATCGAAGCATTTGAGAATTATGGTCTTTTGCCGTCTATCAATCTTTTGGAGAAGTTCAAGAGCATCATGAATGTACATTACGTTAATGAAATCATGTCACAGAAACGGCTGAAGCGTATCTTTGATTTCATGGGCTACGAGAAGCCGACCATCCTTTCTTTGCCGTCAGATGTGGAGGAAGCTGAGACGAAATTACCGGAAAGTTTCCGTGTGCTTCTCGACATTGACGAGATGTACATGCCTGTCTTTCGGACGGTCAAACAGGATATGCCCTACATTCGCATTGACGATTTGAACTGGAAGACCAATCCGATGGTGAATGTGTCGGACTATTCTCTTCTCTTATCTTTCCAGAAGTTCCCGACTGTTAATGAAAGCATTCGTCGTTTTCTCATCAATGGCCGCAACGTCATTTCCAATGTTTCGGCTCCTTATTGCGGGCTCTTTGACATGGAAGTAAACATGAAGGATTTCAAGACGAGTCTGATTGAGCGGATTCGGGAAAGCCGTCAACTGGCTTTCAATCAGGAAGCACAGGATTTCTACAAGGCGCAGGTGTCGCCGGAATATTTTGCTTCCAAGATCAAGGCTCTTTTACCTGTTCCTGAAATGGAAGTGGTGTCGTGAAGAGCCCCAAGGCCAGTTTCGTCATTCCTGTTTTTAATGGGGAGGCTTATCTGGCGCAGACCATTCTTTCGTGTCGGGAGCAATCGGTGAAAGATATAGAAATTATTGTTGTAGATGATGGTTCCAAAGATGGCACAGAAGAGTTGGCGATGTGGCATCGGGAACGGGACGTGAGGGTGGAATACCACAAGTTTTCACATAACAAAGGCCGTTCTGCCGCTCGTAATTATGGGAATGCCTTGGCAAAGGCTCCGATCATCTTGGTTCTGGATGCAGACGATATGGCCTGCAAGAATCGGGTGCGTGACACGCTTTTATGTTTCCAGATGAAAAACCCCGATATTGTCTATGGTCCTTTTCAGATTATGGACGAGAATGATAACGTGATAGCGATTCAAAAAGCAGGAAAACTCGACCGAAAGTTGGC